GTGACGGAACCGCCCGATATAACACGACCAGCGGCCGGCCCGTCTCTCGCGCAGATTGCGGGACGCGTTCTGAACCGGCCGCTGCTTCTGCACCCAGACAAGGCCGATCTCATCCTGCATGTGCTGCAGGGACGGATTGGCATTGAACCACTGCAAGTCATCACGCCCGAGACCAACCGGTTCGTCGGCACATACCGCCGCGACAATGGCAGTGTTGGATCCACGCGCGTGAAAAACGGTGTCGCCATCCTGCCGATTGTCGGCAGCCTGGTGAACCGCGGTGCCTGGATCGGGGCTAGTTCGGGGCTCGTGTCCTATGAGGGGGTCGCGGCGCAGCTACGCGAGGCGGAAGCCGACCCGGATGTGCGGGCGATCCTGCTCGACATCGACAGCCCGGGCGGCGAGGCCACGGGCATGTTTGCCACGGCCAAGCTGGTCAGTGCGGTCAACAAGACCAAACCTGTGGTGGCGTTTGTCAACGATGTGGCGGCCTCTGCTGCTTATGGCATCGCCAGTGCGGCCTCGGAAATCATCGTCTCGCCCACCTCGATGGTGGGATCGATTGGCGTCGTGCTGACCCACCTCGATCGCTCGGGCGAGTTGGAGGACCGTGGCGTGAAGCCCACGCTTATCCATGCCGGGGCGCACAAGGTCGACGGCCACCCGTTTGGTCCGCTGTCAGATGCGGTCCGTGCCGATCTGCAGGCCGAGGTTATGAAAATCTACGACCAGTTCGTTGGTCTCGTCGCTGAAGGCCGTGCCGGTCGGATCAGTTCTGAGGCCATTCGGGCGACAGAAGCTCGCACCTATCTTGGCGCTGACGCCATCGCCCAGGGCCTCGCTGATCGCGTGGCGAGCCTTGAGGAGGTGATCGCCGCGCTGTCGCAACCGCCCTCCGGGGCAAGCCCCCAGAGAAAGGGAGGACCCATGACCAAAACACCCCAAGCCGAGGCGCCCGCGACGGACGTCTCTGCCATCAGCTCCACTGATCTGCAGGCGGCTGTCAATGCTGCCCGGACGGAAGCCCATGCGGCAGGCGCCACTGCCGGCAAGACGGAGGCCACAGCGCGCATCAAATCCATTCTGAGGGCGCCGGAAACGGAAGGTCGGGAGGCGCAGGCCTTGGTGTTGGCGCTTGAAACTGACATGACGGCGGCCGACGCGGCCAAGGTGCTCGCAGCCTCGCCGAAAGCCAACATATCCGCCTCCATCGCCGACCGAGCCGCCCATGAGGCCGAACTCGGGGCCGAAACCCCGGCCGATCATCGCAATCGATCTGAACGCAACGCGGCCGGGTGGGCGAAAGCCATCACCCAGGCCAATGCGCGCTTCAGCTGAATAGGAGAGACCGTCCATGACCGTTCTCATTGAAGGCCGGCATCCCGGCGAATTCCTGATGACCGAGGCTAATGGTCAGCGCTCGCGGGAAAAGATCACTATGGCCAGCGGTGCGGGCATCATCGCCCCGGGCACCGTGCTTGGCAAAATCACCACCAGCGGCAAATATCTGGCGAGTGCTGTGGGTGCGACCGATGGCAGTCAGACTGCCGTGGCGATCGCGCTCTATGGCTGCGATGCCACGGCCAGTGATGTTGGCATTGCCGCCATCACTCGCGATGCTGAGGTCAGTGGCAAGATCCTGACCTACCATCCCGATCGCGATCAGGCGGCAGAAAAGACCGCGGCCCAAGCTGACTTGGCGGCCGTTGGCATTATCGTGCGGTAACCACCGCCACCTGCACCCAACCCTCACATCTTGAAATCTGATCTCCTGCGCCCTCGGGCCGCGGGGTGATCTTGCGCGACCAGTTACTGGCGCGCCGACGCAATAGAAGGACCTCCCATGTCGATCCTCAACATCTTCAGTCAGGACGCCTTCAGCGTCATGCGCCTCACGGACGCGCTTCGTGAGATCAAATACACCCCGTCCCGCATCGGCCAGATGGGGCTCTTCCAGACCACCAGCATCGATACGCTCGACATCGCAATCGAGAAGGACAAAGAGCAAAACCGCATGCTGGTCTCGGCCAGCCCGCGTGGTGGGCCGGGCCAAACCTTCGACAAATCGAAACGCGCCGTGCGCATGCTGAAGGTCCCGCATTTCCAAGTGGACGATGCGATCTACGCCGACGAGGTACAGCAGGTTCGCGCCTTCGGCCAGGAGGTCGCCGTCGAACGGCTACAGCAGAAAATCGCAGACCGCGCAGCCGAGGCGAGCCAGTTCTTCGCATTGACCGAGGAATATCACCGGCTGAACATTCTCAAGACCGGCCAGTTGCTCGATGCTGATGGCTCGGTTCTGTTCGATTACTTCACCGAGTTTGGCGAAAGCCAGCAGGCCGTCGTGGACTTCGACCTCGACAATGCAAGCGCCGCCGATGGAGCGCTCCGCAAGAAATGCGCCGGCGTCATCCGCCAGATGGCGGGCATCCTCGACGGTCTGCCTTATACGGGCATCATGGCGCTTTGTGGCGATGCGTTCTTCGACGATCTCATCGCCCACCAAGAGGTGCGTGAGACCTATAAGGGGTATGCAGACGCAGCCTCGCTGCGAAACGCCTATATCAACTCGGGCAATTCCGGCATCTACGGCGCCTTCGAGTTCGGCGGCATCACCTGGATGAACTATCGCGGTGGGCAAAACGTCGGCATCGACACCGACAAGTGCCATCTTGTGCCCTCGGGCGTGCCTGGGCTCTTCCGCACGGTCTACGCTCCGGCAGACTACATCGAGACGGTCAATACGCCGGGCCAGCGCCTCTACGGCAAGCAGTGGGAAATGCAGAACGGCAAGGGCGTGAACCTAGAGTTCCAGATGAACGCGCTGCATTACTGCACGCGCCCGCGGGTGCTGATCCCCGGTAAGCGGACATAAATATTAGGCTGCTTCGAGATGATAGGGGCGGATAAGGCAATCAGATGGAATACCCCAATCTTCGTGCAACTTGTGGATCATATCGACGGTCAAGGCGCGTCGCTTTTTGAGAATCTCAGACGCACGGGGGGCTGATCCAAAAAGGTCACCAAGGTCCTTTTGGGTGCGGCCGGTTGCGTCCATGTGTGCCTTGATAACATCGACAGGTTCAGCAGCTGAAATAGGGAAGTGCTTTTCTTCGTAATGCTCGACCAGGTCGACAAGTATATCGAGCAGATCGCCCTCATCAGTATCAGGGGCGGCATCCCAGAGTTCTTCAATAAGTGCGAGTGCCTTCCTGTGATCACTCGCGTTCCTGATAGGTTTGAGTTGCATGTGTGGGGCTTTCAGAAGTTTGGTTAATATTGTGATACGGTCAGGGCGTCGATCTTGTCATACTCAGCGTGGGTTCCTACGAACTTGATAAAGGCAATCTGTCTTGGAAAGTTGAACGCCGCTATGAGGCGGTAGTTGCCACCTTGAATTTCAAAGCGGGCACGTTCTGCATTCAAGACTTTTGCCTTGGAAAAGGCCGCCTGTACGTCTGCCAATGCGTTCCACTCAGCCGCCTTCGCTATTCGGTACCAATGTTCAAGCGCCGGTTTGGAGCTTGGATGAGCATCAGCGAAAGCTGTCAGTGTTTGTCTTGCAATGATCCGCATAGGCGCCCCTTCCCATATTGGGAAAGTAGCAGCGTGTCAGACTTGTGTCAACAGAAATTCCCAATACGGGAAGATGCGCAAATATCGTCCGAAAACGGAGGCATCATGTCTCTTTTCAATGACTTGGATGCGCACACCAGCGCAGCAGTCAAGGCGGTCTTCGCCGAACCGGCCCTTTTGCGCCCTCGCATGTCCACGCAATACACTGAACCCAGCACCGACCCTGATCGCGCAGCGACAGCGACCTACGGCATATTCTCGTCTGGCCCCGCGCGGCAGGACCTCCGGGGCCAGGCACAGGGCGTGCAAATGACGGGCATGACCAAGCTGTCGACCGCCGCTGCTGAGTTCTGGATTGGCAAGGCACAGGTGGAGGAACTGACAGCGCTGCCTGCCAAGGGGGATGCGATCACGCTGATCGACCGCGCGGGGCGCCCAGTCTACGCAATCAGCGCGGTCCATCACACTGACATGGGCGATCTGACCCTGATCCTTGTCCGAGAGGATGACCTTTCATGAGCTTGACGCGCCTTGTCATGCGCCTCGCCGCCGCCCGTGCGCTGCGGGACCGAACGCTGGCCGGGCCACGAGTGTTCGACAGCGCGGTCGACCCAATTGATCAGACCATCGCCGAAAACCGCCAACCGCTTCTGGTGCTGACCACCGATGAGCACGCCCTCGACGTGACTGGCCGCGATCTGGGAAGCGGTGCCCATCGCTGTGATTTGGTGATCGAGATCGCCATCGCCTCTCGCGTCGAACTGCCCGCCTCTGATGGCGACGGCGGCCAGATCAGTATCGCAATTCCGCATACGGACGAAGGGATGGAGCTGACGCTCGACATCATGGAGCACCAAGTGACGAGAGCGCTGACCCGCAATGATAATGCCTGGTCGCGCGTCTGGATGAAACTTGTGCCGCGGGTGACCCGGCGGCTTTCACGTCGCGGGGCGTCCTCGGAAAACGGCGTGCGCTTCGCGGCCCGGCAGCTGGTGCTGACCTCCGATCTGGTGGACACGCCAGTGTCGGGTGACACAATCGCGCCAAACAGCGCCTGGGGGGAGGCGTTGGCTCTGATGGAGGCCGATCCCATACTGGCCAATATCGCAAACCTGCTGCGCACGGAGCTTGATGGCTCAGCCCTTACCGATTGGCGCCGGGCTGCGGAAGCGCTTGGCCTCCCTCTGGAGGTGGCCAACCATATCGGCATCGGGCCAATCGCGGATCTTGACGCGGACCCACAACCGCTTTCGGATGTCACGTTTGCGGATTTCGACCTTGCGCAGCCAGGATCGTAGCCATGGCGATCCGCGAAATCGTCGAGCTTGTCGCACGCGTCACCGATCTGGAGCGCCGTGTTGCGGGCGTCATGCGCCACGGCACGGTGGCGGAGGTTGATCCTGGACGCCAGCGCATGCGTCTGGATTTTGGGCCGGCGCATGGGGGGCAGGGCCGGTTCCTGTCACCCTGGCTGCCCTATGCCCAGTTCTCAAGTGCTTTGCGCGTGCACACGCCACCGTCGGTTGGGCAGCAGTTTACGGTGATGTCACCGTCTGGGGATTTCCAACAGGCGGTGGCGGTGCCGCTGACCCATCACGCGGGCAATCCCAGCCCGTCGACCGCGGGGGATGAGAATGTCATCACCTATGGCAATGTCCGCATGACGCTCGCAGATGATCTGGTGCATGTCGATGTGGGCGGGTCGCTCCTGAAGATGACAGCGGCCGAGATCACCCTTTCGACCAATGGCAGCAGCATCGTGCTGAACGCAGACGGCGTCACCATCAACGGTGCCCGGATTGATCTGAACTGACCCAAAAGGAAACCCCATGCCAGCTGTCACCCGCCGCGGCGACGCCTGCACCGGGCATGGGTGCTGGCCGCCCCGACTGAGCACCGGCGGCAGTCCGGATGTCTTTGCCAACGGCATCGCGGTCCACCGCCAGAGAGACACATGGGCTGCGCATACCTGTCCGGCGATCCCACAGACCCATGCCAGCGTGCTGGCTTCCGGGTCTGCGACGGTCTTTGCCAATGGGCGTCAGCTTGGGCGGATTGGCGATCCTGTGGCCTGTGGATCCTCCGTGGCTGCCGGATCACCAGACGTGTTTGCCGGGGAATAAGGTGCGCCGGTTTCAAGGTTGGAGCCGCCAACCTTGAACGCGCTCCTGGCTGTAAGGCGCGACATGCAGGAAAGGACATCGGAATGAACCGATACGCGATCACCGAGAAAGCTGGCCGCTTTGTTGCCGGCCAGACGAATACTGGCGTTGGCACTGTGCTGACCCTGACCGACAGGCAGGCCGAGCATGAGCTGCGCTTGGGCACGCTGCGTCGGCTGAATGTGCCTGACGCCGAGTCCGAGACCGGCAAGACTGCACCCGCCAGCAAGGCGAGGAAAGGTGCCAAGAGCGACCCCAAGCCAGCTGCGGTTGAGGACGCTGGCGAAGGTGCTGGTGACGAATAAGGGCCAGGGAGCCAGGGAGGGCTGAGTGATGGCCGCGCGCAGCACGAACCCGTCTGTCGGCCTGAACGCCGTAACGGGCGGTGTAATCGAGGGCTGGCCGCATGTGGCCCAGAGCCTGCAGGACATCTTCACCACGCGGTTTGGCGCTCGGATCATGCGCGAATGGTATGGATCGTTTGTTCCCAACCTGCTGGGGCGTACTATTACGCCCAATGAGGTGACGCCGTGGTTTGCCGCGGTCACGTCCGCGATCGAGCAATTCGAGCCGCGCTACCGGGTGACCCGCATTCAGATCGTCGAGGTGACCCGGGACGGACGGCTGCATTTCTTCCTCGAGGGTGAGTACCGGCCACGGGCGACCTATGGCGACTTCACGGTTGAGGGCGCACGGCGCATCAACGCCTATGCCAATCCCGACGGGGTGCTGATCGAAGAGCGTGAGGCTGAGACATGAGCCGTTTCACCGCCATCAACCTTTCCGGTCTGACGCCGCCGGACGTGATCGAGACGCTGGACTATGAGGCGATCGTCAGTGACATGCGCGATGATCTCGTCGCGCGGTTTCCGGACATCGCCGGCGTCATCGATCTCGAAAGCGAGCCTGCGCGCAAGCTGATCGAGGCCTTTGCCTATCGCGAACTGCTCCTGCGCGCACGGATCAATGATGCTGCCCGGTCTGTGCTGTTGGCCACGGCCTATGGCAGGAACCTCGATCATCTGGCGGCGCTTTTCGCCACGGCTCGGATGCAGGTTGAGGACGAGACCGGTGCACTGGTCGCTGAAGACGATGCGCGCCTGCGGCGCCGGGTGCAACTCGCGCCCGACGCCTTTTCGGTTGCGGGGCCAGATGGGGCCTATGTGTACCATGCTCTCGGTGCCGCCCCTTGGGCGCGGGATGCCACCGCGATCATGACCACGCCGGGGCGCGTGCGCGTGACCATTTTGCGCGCCGGCCATGACCCTGTGCCGAGCCTAGAAGAACGCGAAACCGTTCGCCTATCGCTCATCGACAATGACGTTCGGCCGCTTACCGACATGGTTGAGGTGCTGGGACCTGCCGTACATCCGGTCACCATCAACGCGAGGCTGACCCTCTATCCTGGCCCAGACGGCAATCTGGTGCGCGACCGCGCGGTCAGCGCGTTGACCTCGTGGGTGGAAACGAACCGGATGCTGGGCATGAACCTGCGCCGCTCGGCCATCTTCTCGAAACTGCACCAGGAAGGTGTGCATTCGGTAGACCTGACCTCACCTGCCGCGGACATCGTTCTGGGGCCGACCGAGGTCTACGCCGTCGAGGCCATCACCATCACGGTCGCGGACCTGCGCGACGCGTAGGAGCGCCGCCGATGGCCCAAGAAACCTTGCTGCCCGACAACCGAACGGCCTTTGAGGAGGCCGCTGACCTCACCGGCGCGCGCATCGCTGACCTGCCGGTCGCCCTGCGCAAGCTCGTCCAGCCCGCGGCGGTCCCGACACCCCATCTGCCCTGGCTCGCTTGGGGCTTATCGGTCGATCTCTGGGGCAAGGATTGGCCGGAGGAGAAAAAACGCGCGCGCACCGCGCGGTCGCTGGCGTTTCACGCGATCAAGGGCACACAAACCGCCATAGCCGAGGCGCTTGCGGTCATGGGCGCCGAAGCACGGCGCTTCATCGTGCCGCCGGCCAAGACCTATCTGTCAAAAGCGCTGACCGAGGCGGAACGTGCAGCCTATCTCGACCGCTTCGCGCAGTTGAGGGTTTATCCCTTCGTTGCCCGGGGTGTTTCCGGCCGAAACACCCGGTTTTTGTCGGCGCCGGACGGCCCGGGCACGGCTTTCGCAGGGCCAAATAATCCCGTCTCGATTGCCGAGACCAAATATGTGCGCACGGCAAAACTCTTTGACCGTGGCGCGGAAACCGTTCTGACGGTTCGCACGGTGACCCCAGAACGCGTTGGGGATTTCAACGCGATTTCCTATGACGAGGTGGTGCTGGCCCCCAAGCCCACAGCGGCCATTCATCTCGGCGATCGGCCGAAAGCGCAGGCCTTCCTGATCGACGATATCGGCGTGCGCCAGCGGATTGTCCGCATCCCGCGTGATGAGACCTACAGCTATCGGCTTGGCCGGGAACAATACACAACGGTCCTGCCCAAGGGCGACCTGATCGACGTGCGCCCGCAGCAAGTGGCGGAAACGCATGCGGCGCAGGCGACGTCCCTGTTTCCGGGGGCCGCGGGGCAGCGTGTCTCTGGCGCCTGCCTGCCGGAAACAATCGCCTGGCAGCATCTCTACGATCGCTGGCACATTCACGATCCGGACCGCGTACTCGATGAGCGCAAGCGGTCCACCCATCTGGGCTACACCCGGCTTGGGATGCCGCCCTATACGGCTGAGGTGCTGACCCGCATCACGGGGAAGCGTCCTCCGCGGACGGCAGGCCGTTTCGTCAATGGCTATGTCGTGGCCGCCAGCACCAAGCCCGTCGCGGATGCGCGCGCAGCGGTGATGGTCGCCAAATCGCTGCGAGACAAGGTCCTGATCAACACAAAGACCTGGCGCTTGCCGCGACCGGGCGACCGCCGCGCTGTGGGGGATCTCACGCTCGGCGCATTGACAGAGGTTTGAGGCATGGAACGCACCGTCATCTACCGCGATCGGCAGGAACTGCAATCCGCCGATCTTAACAACATGCAGGATTTTGGCCGCGCCTCGATGGACCATATCGTTCGCGATGCGCTTGAAGCTGGCAAAGCCTATTCGGGGTTTTCCGCCACGAAAACCGCTGCCACAGAACTCACGTTGTCGGCAGGCAGGCTTTACGCTGGCGGGGCGGTCTATGCGCGCGGCGAGGACATTATCGTTGATCTCTTTAACGTGCTGCCCCTGGTGACCCGCAAACGCGTGGCGATTGTCAGTTTCGGCCAGGAGGTCGAAACGGACATCCAGCCGCGCGACTTTCTGATCGATGCACAAACGGGCACAACCGAGCCGCAATCTGTGGCCATGGAAAGCCTGCGCCGCGCAGAGATTTCCACCGTGGCCGGCACCGAAGGGCCGGACCCAAGCTATCCCGCGACAGATGCCAATGTGACAGTCATCGCCTATGTGCTTTTGGACACCTCTGGGGTGGTTGCCATCGAGCAGTGGCAGGCCACGCAACTGCCGAACCTGCGCAATGTCGCCAACCGCACAATCGCGCTGGAAAACTGGCGCGGGCAGATCAGCGGTCAGGTGGACACGCTGCGCACGGACCTGTCTACGCTGGCGGATCGGCTGGCGGGCTATGCCACCAAGGCCGAGATTGTCGAACTGACGGAACAGCTCGATGAGCTGCGGACAGAGGTCTATGCGCCGGGCGCCTATATCTACTACGGCACCAACCACTTCCTGACGGCAGAAGGCTCGAACGTCGATCACCCGGATTTCGATGCGGTGGTCGAGGAAGGCATTCGCTTCCCACGGGCTGGGTCGGAAACTTCAGAGCTGGCGCTTCTGAACCCCAACAATGTCTACATCGCCAATACCAGCGGGTTTGTGCTGCCCAAATATGCCCATGGCGTCCGGCTGGATCTGACGGGCTACGCCTCCGAGACGCGGCTTGCCCAATACACCTTCGAGACCTCCGAGATCCGTCAGCTCACGCGGGCGCGTACACGTCGGCGCTATGGCAATTCCATGGTGGTCTGCACCAACAGTCGCTGGTGGCGCCAGGGCACCTATGATCTCGCGGGCAATGTCTTCCGCCGGGATGGCGAGACCTGGGAGGTCACCAATGGTCTGCCGGACCGCATGCCCAATGGCGCGCGGGTGCCCAATGGCAATGTGCATTGGATCCGGGTGCGGCGGTTTTGGATCGATACCTATGAGGAGCAATACTGGGACCGGGTGACCACCTCGGCCACGATCAATGGCCAGCAGGTGGCCCAGACTTTCCTGAACTCGCAGGATGGCTGGCTGAGCCAAGTTGGGCTTTATTTCTCGCGCAAGGCCGCGGCGGGCGATGTGACGGTGCTCGTGACCGAGACCGCCTTCGGCATGCCGGACCTGTCCCGGGTGATTTCTCGCACGACCCTGCCGGTCCTCGACATTCAGGTGGGAGCGATTTCCACGGAAGTTGGCCTGCCGTCGCTGGTGGAAACCAAGCTACCGATCACGCCGACCTTCCTGACGGCGGGACGGCGCTACGCCATCGTGCTGGTCACTACGGGCGATCACTATGTCGCCATGACCAATACAGACAACGGGGTGGTCCAGGGCACCTTCTTCGTCTCAACCGACGGCGCGTTCTTTGCGGGCAACCTCGTCGATGACATGAAGATGCGGCTCTACTTCGCGCGCTTCGAGCGCACGCGGCTCTCGGTCGAGCTGACAGCCCTGCAGCTGGCGGGCGGCATTCTCGATCTCGATGTGCTGCATCCCGGCGTGACCCCACCTGCCTGTCGCACGGATATCGAGGTGCAGGTGAACGGGGCCTGGGTGGCGCTTGATGGTGAGGCCAATGGGCCGGACCTTTCGAGCCTGCCCCCACTTCTGCCACTCCGGGTGACGCTCACGGGCACCACGGACCTGATGCCAGGCTTTGGCTTAACCGGCTCGCAGGCTGTGGCGACGCGCCCCAAGACGGCCTTCACCTGGGTGTCAGACGCCCGCACGCTCGGCTCGCCCACAACCAGCGTCAAGGTGGTCACCGATCTGCAGCATTTTGAAGAGGCAAACCACGATTGCACCATCACCTTGCTGACAGGGGTGGGTCTCACCGGCACCGAGGCGGCCGATGTGGTCGAAGATGTGGTCTTGGCCGATGGCACGGTGCGGCGGACTTCAGTTTTCAATGTGACCTCGGTCAGCACCTATGCGGTCAAGATTGTCGGCTCGACCGTCAGCGCGGCACTGCCGTTCCTCGTCAGCGAACTGATCGAATACGCGCAAAGCTGATCGAGGCCGACCCCACCATCTCAAGGAAACACAAACCATGGCCTCCAAACCGACCCATTACCGGGTGACGGTGAACCGTCCTCTTGAATTCGCCGGTGCCCGGTTTCGACCGGGCGCGCGCTACACCGTCACCGCGGCAATCTTCGACGGCCTGTCCGCAGAGCACCCTGAGGCCATCGCCACATCCGAGCCTCTGAAGAAGGGCTGACGCCATGCTGAGGTTCGAAGACCTACGCGTGCGCGACAATCAGGATCTCGATCGGGATTTTTTCAACCGCCGCTATCGCCTGATTGCCGAAAGCCTTGGCGATCTTGATGCTCAACTGGCGCGCATTCGCGGGGCCACTGACAATCTGGTGACCCTCGGCCTGACCCGCGTGAATGAGGTCTTGGGCCCTGCGCTGGCCACAGCCACGGCCGCGGCAGAAAACGGGTTTCTGGTGGCCACATCGGCGACGCCACTCACCGTCTCGGTGGGCCTGCAGACAACCTTTGAGATCGATGGCACGCCCGCACGCGCGCTCTTTGCGCCCACGCCCTATGTCGTGCTGACACGCGATGGGGGCGGTAGCCTGAACGACTGGGCGGTGTTCCGGGTCGATGACTACACCCGCGAGAACGGCGGCCTTGCCGGCAAAATCGTGGCCGTCAACGGCGATATCGGTGCGGCAGAGCATGACGACTGGGTGATCTCGGCCAGCGCGGGGCTCGCAGCCTCGGTGATCGAAACCGCGGCCGCGGTCTCAAGCGCGCTGGCTCTGGCCCAGCAGGCAGCACAGGATGCGGCCGCGGCTGCGGATATTGCAGAAAGCGTGCTGGCCAACGGGCCGGTGTCCTCCGTGAATGGTCAGGCGGGGGAGGTGGCGCTCGGGATCGGAGATATACCAAGCCTCACGGCGCAACTGGCCAGCAAGGCGGCCAGCACCCATGGCCATACCATCGCGCAGATTTCCAACCTGCAGTCCACATTGGCTGCGCTGCAGGGTCGGATCGATCTGGTCGATGGCGGCACATATTGATGGAGGCAGGCATGATGCGATCCGCCCTGACAGAGATCAGCGCAAAGCTGGCGATCACCGATGTGCGTGATGTGCAGGTGACAGATGTCGTTGAGGACGGGGTGGGCGGGTTTGTCCGTGCGCTCCGGGTCTTCGGAGAACCCAACACATCTGCAGGCCCGGCGCTGATCCTCGAAGTTCAAATCCAGTCGGGCACGAAGACCGACCTCGATATCACGACACCGACATTGTCGTTCTGAGCCTCGGCCGGCGGCGCCTTCCACACATCCGAGTTTCCTCCTGTGCCGCTGACGTCTGCGCGGGAGGTCGGCTATTCAAGGAGACCTTCTCATGTCCGACCCGAGTTTCGGGATTTCCATCGCGCGGATTGACACCGAGCCGCGTCCGCCCGTCTGGAGCGATATGTCCGTTGTCGGCATCATCGGAACAGCCCCTGAGGCCGATGCGGCGGTGTTTCCCGCCGACACCCCGGTCTTTCTCTATTCCGACGATGCCACCAAGCTGACAGCGCTTGGCGCCACCGGCACGTTGCGGGACGCGGTGACGCTGATCAACGCGCAGCTCGGCGACTTCCAGGTGGCCGCCAAGGTGGTCATAGTCCGGGTCGAAGACGGGATCGATACCGATGCCACCCTCGCCAATATTGTGGGCGATGGGGTCTCCACCGGCCTGCAGGCGTTCATTGCCGCGGGTCCCGAGCTGGGCATCATCCCACGCCTGATCTGCGCCCCAGGATTTACCAGCCAGCGCAGTATCGGTGAGGCCAATCCGGTCTGTGCAGCCCTGCCAGCCATCTGTGAAAAACTCCTCGCTCATGCGGTCGTTGACGGTCCAGCAACCACCGAACAGGACGCGATCGATTGGCGCGAGACGATTGCGTCGCAGCGACTGATCCCGGTCGACCCCGCAGTCAAAGTGTTTGAGGATGGCGTGTCCGTTGTTCAGCCGCTGTCACCGGCCGTGATCGGCATCGGCGTGCGTCGCGATCATGAAAAGCAGGGCCGCCCCTTCCACAGCTGGGCCAACCAGCCGGTGCAGGGCATTGTCGGGCCGTCGCGTCCGATCAACTTCTCGCTCACCGATGGCGCCACAGAGGGGCAACGGCTCTTGTCGGCAAATATTGGCGTGCTCTTGCGCGGTGAGATGGGTGTGGAGAGCGCCATCGGCCAAGGTGGCTTCATCTTCGTGGGCACGGACAACGCAGGTGAGGACGACCTCTGGCGGTTTTACAATGTCTCCCGCGGGCGCGACTTCATCCACCTGATGCTGCTCAGGACCCTGCGGTTTTATCTCGGGCGGTTCAATGTCACGGGCCAGACCGTGCAGGCGATCCTGAACACGATGGAAACCGGCCTGCGCAACCTCAAGGCCGATGGCGACATCCTGGGCTTCGAGATCAAGTTCACGCGAGATCAGAACACGCCCGAGGAACTGCGCCAGGGCCGTTTCACCGTCACCTTCGCCGCCGAAGAGGCCCCGGTGCTGCGCTATCTGGGCGTTCAATCTGCGCGCTATCGCCCGGCGCTTGATGCGCTGCTCGATGATCTGCTGGCGCAGGTCGGCACCATCACCGGATAAGGGGGAAAGATCATGAGCACTATCTACGTCATGGAGGCTGCAAACCTCTTTTGCGGCGATGAAAACCCCACGGCCTCGAAGCACCTGACGCTGACCGAGTTGCAGCTGCCGAACCTGCAGGAAATCACCCAAGACCACCACCCTGGCGGCTCGCGCATGCAGATCGAGGTGGCCCTCGGCATTCAGAAGCTCGAGGCCAGCTTCAAGCTGGCGGGCTGGGATCCAGACTTGCTGACGCAGTTTGGGCTGGGTGCCACGGCGCGCAAGAAGTTCACCGCCTATGGCTCGGTGCGTGACAAGCGCAGCGGCGTGGCCATTGAAGCCAAGGCGGTGCTGGAGGGCCGTCTGGGCACCGCCAACCCAGAGGCGTTCCAGCGCGGCGAGATGCAGGGGTTTGATTACGCCATCAACGAAATCCTGCATTACGAGCTCTATTTCGAGGGGGCCGAGAAATACTACTGGGACTTCTTCACCACCGACTGGCGGGTGAATGGCGTGTCGCAAAACGCAGATGAGCGCGCGATCCTGCGCATCCCGAACGGTTTTTGAGGTGACCCATGTCTGATGCAGCAAAACAAAAGACCGTTTCCCTGTCCGTGCCGGTGACGTTCGAGGGCCGCGAGATCACCGAGATCCGCATCACCAAGCCCAAGGTCAAAGACCTCAAGCGGATGAATGCCGCGCTCGACGGCATCACCGATCGTCTGGACCAGGGCATTGTCATGGCCTCAGCTTTGACGGGCTATCCGGTCGAGATGATCGAGGATCTCGACACTGACGACTTCACGGCGCTGTCGGAGGTGATTGCGGATTTTTTCCCAAAGGGCACGGCTTCGCCTCCTGGCGATCGGTCGTTGCCGAAGCCGCCCACTGGCTGAACACACCGCTCACGGCCTTTGAGGACATGGACTGGTCCGAGGTGGTGCTGTGGCACGCCGAGGCCCGTCGCCTCGCGCGAGCTGCGAAGATGAGGTGACGCATGTCGACGCTCACATCCCAACTGGTGATCGAACTGCTGGACCGGGTGACGACCCCGGCGCGTCGGGCGGCCAATGCGCTGGCGGGCATTTCGAATACGGTCCGCGAGACCAATGGCCAGCCCATCACATTTGGGGACCGGCTGAACGCGGCCATAACCCGCAACAACCGCGCGCTGGCGGATGCGCGTGGTGGGCTGGTCGACGCGGTGGCCAGTTTTTACGCCTTGCGCGGTGCGATTGGCGCGCCGATCGAGGCCGCCTCAGCTTTTGAAAGCGCCATGGCCGATGTGGCCAAGGTGGTGGACTTTCCGTCACCGGAGGCCTTTGCACAGTTCCAGCAGGACCTCTTTGCGCTCTCGCGCGATATTCCCATCGCGGTGACAGGTCTGGCGGATATTGCTGCGGCGGCTGGACAGGCCGGGATTGCGGGGCAAGACCTGGTCCGGTTCACGGATGCGGCCGCCCGAATTGGCGTGGCCTTTGATATCAGCGCTGAGCAGGCCGGTGGGTCGATGGCCAACCTGATGACAGCGCTTGGGCTGACGATCGACGAGACAGTGTCGCTCGCGGATGCGATGAACCATCTGTCCAACAGCCAGGCCTCGAGTGCGGCGGACATTCTCGATGTGGTCCAGCGCGTGGGCGCACAAGCGACCATGTTCGGCTTCACTGCGGAGGAAACCTCGGCCTTTGCCTCGGCGATGCTGGCTGCGGGCGCGCAAAGCGAGGTAGCGGCGACGAGTTTCCGCAATATGGGGGCGGCGCTGACGCGAGGGTCTGCGGCAACGCGCGGGCAGCGCGAGGCCCTGCGCGAACTTGGGCTTGATGCGGAAGACACTGCGCGCTCCATGCAGGAAAACGCGGTTGAGACCACGATCGATGTGCTGCGCCGCATTGGTCAGTTGCCAGCCGAGCAGCGCGCGGCAATCTCAAGCCAGCTCTTTGGCAAAGAGGCCCGGGCGCTCGGGCCTTTGCTGACCAACCTCGGTTTGGTCGAGGAGACGCTCGGCATGGTTGGGGATCGCGCAACATATGCGGGGTCTGCTTTTGCGGAGTTTGAGGCGCGCAACAACACGTTCCAGGCCAATATGCAGCGGTTCCAGAATGTTCTGACCGAGCTGCAGATCAATATCGGCAATGCGCTGATGCCCGCCATTACGCAGCTTACTGAGGCCATCACGCCGCTGATCACTCGGCTGGCTGATCTCGCAGGGGCGTATCCGGAGGTGACGCTGGCGGTGGTGGGGACGACCGCGGCGGTGATTGCCTTCAAAGGCGCCATGGCGGCGCTGAGCTTTGCGGGGCTTCTGGGGCGTGGGGGTGTTCTGTCGCTGATCGCGGCAGGGTATAACAGCATTGGACGCGCGGCGATTGGCGCGCGCGCAGCGGCCAGGTCCATGATCGGATTGCAGACTGCGTTGGCGGCCATGTCCGGACAGCCGCTCGGGACGCTGGGGCGCTTGCGGGCCGGGCTGACCGGGATCGCGCTGGCCGTCCCGGGCGTTGGCGCGTTGTCGTCTGGCATTGCCGCCATCGGCGCAGCCGTGGCCACGATCTCCGCTCCGGTCTGGGGCGCTTTTGCCGTGGCGGCCGCCGCAGTGGCCGCAGCTGGCCTTGCCCTCTGGCGGTATTGGGATCGGATCAGTGCGATCTTCGTCGGTGTGGGACAAGCCATCGGGGAAGCGTTGCAGCCGGGGCTGGACTGGGTTGGCGAAAAGCTGTCTTTTCTGACCCCGCTGGTCGATGGATTTGGGGCTGCTTGGGATTGGGTACGTGAGTGGCTTTCAGGCCTTGGCGCGTTGCTGTCGGGCCTCTTCACGCGCGAAACCCTGTCCGAGGAAGACATCGCCCGGATCACGGAANGGGCGCGGGAGGTGACCGAAAACATCATCGGCTGGTTTGCGGGTCTGCCTGAACGGCTTGGTGAGGCCTCAAGCGACCTGGTCGCGGCGGGCCGCGCTCTGATCCAATCGATCTGGGACGGGGCCGTGGAGCGTTTTGGTGCCTTCATCGACTGGGTCGCAGGCATTCCAGGGCGCATCGTGGACGCCATCGGCAGCATTGATCTGTCCAGCCTGATCAGCTTCGGCGAACCGCCGCGCTGGCTGCGCTGGATGATGGGGGAAGAGGAGGTCACGCCGCCAGAGATCCCGACGCCGCCAAGGCAGGCGGAATTTGACAGCCTGCCTGCAGACCAGCGCTCCGCAGCTGAGACGCTGGCGACGGCCCGTGCGGCCGGCGATTTGCCGACGCCGGGCTATCTCAACGACCTGTCAGAATATGCGGGTCAGCTTCGCGATGAGATGTCCGGCGTTCAGGCGCAGATTGACCAGATCGATCAAAATGGGCCGATGGGCCAGACACTGGTCGCACCCTTGCAGGCCGAGCTGCGCCGGCTGCAAGAGGAGCTGGTGTCTGTCGAGGCCGAGCTGCAAACGGGCCGTGAGCGCGCGGACGAGGTGACCGAGGCACTTCGGCTGCTTGGCGAGACCGAAGCCGAGCCGGAGATTAACACCGCGTCAATCGACCGGGCGCTTGATCGGGTTCGAGCACTCCGCGCTGAAATGGCTGCTGCTGAAGGTGGTGTGGCAGCCCCACAAGCGCCGGTGCCGCAGATTGATGGTGCCCGTGCGGACGGCGGCCCGATCAGCCGGGAGGGCACCTATCTGGTGGGGGAGGAGGGACCAGAACTGGTCACGCCGTCGCGGTCCGGGTTTGTGAACACCTTCGGGGAGATCGCCGCGGTCGTCACGGCTCTGAACAAACTGCCCGGCATCCTGCTGGCCATAAACGGTGCCGGGCCAGACTTGATCACTGCGCCGGCGCACAATGCGGCGCGCGACGTAAGCAAGGGGACGCAACAGCCTGGTCCGCCTGAAGGGGATGTGACTGTGCTTGCGCCCAGACCCAAGCTGACGCCTCCGGACCCGATCGTTGTTCCAGCGCCTGAGGTGCAACCCGCCGAGCACGTTACGCTGCCTATGCCAGAGGTGCTGACACCAGAACTTATCCCGGTGCCCGATGTGCAGGTGCCGGCGCCGCTGGTCAGACCGCCGGAGGCAGTTGCGGTACCGGCGCCGGAGTTGGAGGTTCAAGAGACGCTTGTAACGCCACCGCCAAGGATCGTTCGGGAAAGCCCCGGTTTGCCCTCCGTGCAGGTGGCGGATGATACGGTCACCGATCATCGGAAAATGTCAGACCCTTCCCTGGAAGAAACGGGCACAGCGCCCGCCACATCGAGGACCGAGGGCAAACCCAAAGTGATGAGCGCCACCTTCGAGGTGTCGATCAACGTCACCCCAACAATCCACACGACGGAGCGCGTGGACCCCGCGCAGCTCTCGCGTGAAATTGGTGCGCAGATGCGCAGCGAATTGCGGGAGGCGTTCCGCGGTGTCTTTGCGGACACGGGCATGAGGTTTGCGTGATGCTGATGATGCTGGGGCCGGTGCAGTTTGAGGTGATCCCCTTCAACACGAACACCTACGGCCACGACCACACGGCCGGCTTTGCCGAAAAGCCGGTTCTTGGGACCCGGCCGCCGCTTGAGTTCGTTGGCGAAGGTCCGGAAAGCTGGACCATCCAGGCCAAACTTTATCCGGAGAAGTTTGGCGGATTGGGGCAGTTGCAGACGCTCTATCAGGCGCGCGCCTCGGGGCGTCCGCAATATCTGATGCGGGGTGACGGCGCGGTAATGGGCTGGGTCGTCATCCTCGATGTGAAAGAGAAGTCTACCTATCTCGATCCCAAGGGCGTCGGCAAAGTCATCGATGTCGACATCAGCGTCAAACGCTGTGACGCGCCGTCCTCTGGCAGTTTCTTTTCGCTGCTCGCGGACATCTTCTTGTGGGCTACGCGATGACCGATGTGAGTGAAACTGTGACTATAGAGGGCGAGGGCCTGACGGTCTCTCTGATCGTCTGGCGACGGTTCCATTGGCCGATGCCCGGTCTGGTGGAGCAAATTTACGATCTGAACCTCGGGCTGGCCGATCTTGGCCAGACCCTGCCAGTTGGGACCCGCTTTGAGATGCCGATCCCGATCCCACGCGCGCAGCAGGTGCTGGACCCGATCCGGCTTTGGTAAGGATGCGCCTCCATGTCCAAACGCGCGGTGTTCAGTGTGACGGTGGCGGGGAGCAATATCACGACGGCGCTCCTGCCGGTGCTGATCGGCCTGCGGGTCTCGGACAAGGTGGGCACCCATACCGACAGCGCCGACCTGGAGATCGACGACACGGAGGCCCGGATCATCCTGCCGCGGAAAGGCGCGGATGTCGTGATTGCGCTTGGCTGGGAAAGCGATGGCATGCGGGTGGTGTTTCGCGGCACCGTGGATGAGGTGAAATCTTCCGGCAGCCGGGGTGGGGGGCGCCGGTTGATGATCGTGGCCAAAGGCATGGATACAACCGGTCCCGCCAAGGAAGGCCAGCAACGTCACTGGGACAACCAGACCATCGAGACGATCCTGGGCGATGCCGCACGTCATGCAGGCATCGCACGTGTTGAGGTAGACCCAGACCTGCGAGAATTGCGCCGCGCCTATTTTGAGATGCGTGACGAAAGTTTTATCGCCATGGGCGAGCGGCTGGCCCGAGAAGTGGGCGGCAACTTCCGGATTGCTGGCGATACCGCGATCCTCTCCAAGCGCAACGGCAGCTATCAAGCCTTCGTGCTGGCACGCTGGGGGGATAATCTGCAGAGCTGGGACATTGCCCCGCAGCTAGGGCGACCTCAGTTTAGCACGGTCCGCGCAAGATGGTATGACATGGTTGCGGCGCGGTGGGAGCTGGTCGAGCGCGCCACGGGTTTGGACGTGCGCGCGCTGCATGCGTTTCGCTTTGCCAAACCGGATGCGGTCGAGACTTCCCAGCAGACTGACAGCGATGCCGCGACCGCCGAGCGAGACGCGGGCGAGGGCACGGTCACGATCGAGGGTGATCCCGCCGCCATCCCTGACGGTTTGTGCATCATCACGGGCACGCGGCCCGGTGTCGATGGCGCCTACCGCATTGAAGCGGTCACGCACACGCTGACCCGCGCGGGCGGCTTTGTCACCACGCTGGAGCTGAAACAGCCCCAAGACGGCGCGGGCGCTGATGCGCAGACGGAAGGCACAACCCCAGTGGCACCAAGCGCAAACGTGCCGCCCATTATCGATCCGGATGCAACCGGGCCGCTCTGAGACCAAGGAGGCAGGGATATGCCGGACGACAGTTTTATCGAAACCATCAACCACCTCTTCGGCGGGGCTATTACCACCCTGATCGGCGCCTTCACGGGTCGGCTTATGTGGCATTCTGGCGAGGTGAAGCTGGGCAACCGCAAGTTTTTCGGCAAGGAACTCCTCTGGGAAATCCCGGTTGCTGTGGGCATGGCGCTCATCGGCGATGCGGCGGCAAATTACATCGGCCTGACCCAGCCGGTCTCTACCGGGTTCGTGGCCACGCTCGCCTATCTCGGCCCCCGCGGCGCCGAAAGTCTGCTCTGCGCCTGGATCGGTCGCAAGAAATAAAACCCGCCCAACATCGATCGCCTGATCACACGCTGTCCTCTGGGGCGGCGTTTTCTTTTGCAAGGAGGCCAATATGACCCCTTTTGAAATCGCCCAATCCTACATCGGCACCACCGAGGGCCCGGGGCCTGAAGACAATCCTGTCGTCATGGATATGTATGCCTCGGTCGGCCATGACTGGGTCGAGCATGACTCTGTGGCCTGGTGCGCGGCTTTCGTGGGCCACTGCTTTGAACGAGCCGGGCTGCGCTCCACCCGACGTCTCAACGCGCGGTCCTATCTCGAGTGGGGCATTCCGGTTGATCTGGTCGATGCGCAGGCTGGCGACATCGTGGTCTTCTCGCGGGGGTCGAAAGCCTGGCAGGGCCATGTCGGCTTCTTCGTGAAAAGGTCCGGGACCATGATTGAGGTTCTGGGTGGCAACCAGTCCGATGCCGTCAATATCCAGCGCTATGCGAAATCGAGGCTGCTCGGGGTGCGGCGCGCGGGCAATGTGGCCCCGGCAGTCACGCTTTCGGTCCGTGAGGTGCAAGCACGCCTCAAGGTGCTTGGCTATCACGAGGTGGCCCAGGTTGACGGCCAGATCGGGCCTCGCACCCGTGCGGCGATCCTGGCGTTTCGCGATGACAATGGTTTGCCGCTGGTTCCGATTATCGATGTGGCGCTCACGGAGGCATTGGCCAAATCTGAGCCCCGAGGAGTTCATCCAGACCGTGCAGCCGGTGTGCCCGAGAGCAGCCGGATCGTCACGGCGGCAAATGCTCAGGTGGGGCTTGGCGTTCTCGGTGCTGCCGGATCTGTGGCCGCGCAGATTGCGCCGGCGCTGACCGAGGCGGAAGAGGCGCGTGATACCGCCGAACGGGTTCTGGATCTGGTCGGGCTGACGGGTGCAGTGCAAGCAGCCTTGCCTTGGATCGGGGCTGCCGTGTTCATCGGCGTCATCTTCTACGCCCTGAAAGCCCGCAACGCACGGATCGAGGATCATCGCAGCGGGAAGACCCCGTGATGTGGGTCTTGATCGTTTCGATGTGCATGTCGATCGGCGAGGCTCCGGCCTGCGTATCCGAAATCTATCCGGTGGCGTTGCGCACATTTGCCGAGTGCGAGGACGCGGCTGTCATATCCCATGATCACATCCGGGCTGCAGCGGACGCTGACAATATCGTCGTGGTGTCGCTCGAAACCCACTGCTTCAGAACGGTGGGCCAGCCCATCTCAGTGGAGGGCCATGAATGATCTCGATCCTGACTACCATCTTTTCCGGGATCGGTCGCAAGGCGGCTCTGTGGGGCGCGATCGCCGTCGCAATTGGCGCGGCCCTCTGGATCGCGTTTCGGCGGGGTCGTCTGGAAGCGGAGGCCGAATTCCTGATCCGCCGGGCCGATTCCCGGGTCCAATCCCTGCAAACAGCAAAGGAGGTGTCGAATGAGGTGCAAAACGCTGATCGCGCTGATCTTCAGCGCCGCCTTGACCGCTGGATGCGCGATTGACCCGACGCGGGATCGCGATGCCTGCGATTGGGCTGCCCCAATCAGACCTTCCCGCGCGGACGTGCTGTCTGAGGGCACGTTGGCCCAGATCGTCACCCATAATGAAATCGGTGCGCGCCTCTGCGGTTGGCGGCCCTGATCCGCAAAATCTTGGAGGTGATCCGTGGACGGGACCAAGTATGACCTGAGCCCGGACGCCTGGTCCATGGTGGCTTTCAACGCTTCCGCCGCGCTGGTGGTGCCGCCGATTGGTGCCCGGATCTGGGGCCAGGTGGCACCGGAGGATGAACCGCCTGCCGACGGCGGATTTGTGATCCGGGGGATGCGCCTCATTCGGGGGATCGCGCCCTTTGAGGCGCTTTGGCTGCGCGCGGACACCGCGCCTGCAACCGTCACCGTTTACCAAGGAAACAGCATGTCTGGCGTCGTTTACTTCGGAAAATCGCCGTTTCGATTGCGCGGCCAAGGCCCCGTTGAAATCGAGGTGCCGTATGTGCCCCAGGTCCTCGATGGTGGGGCACCGTACACCGATTACGCCGGCCTTGCCGTCATCGACTGCGGTGGGGCTGCTGCTGACCCCAATCTTCGTACCATTGATGGCCGCATTCAGGGAGAAACCCCATGACTTCAACTGTCTTTGCCAAAATCCAGATGCGCCGCGGCACCGCGGCAGAATGGGCCGCCGCCAATCCGATCTTGGCCGAGGGCGAATTTGCCTTCGAGATCGATACGGGCATCACCAAGGTCGGCGACGGCGCCTCGGATTATGCAACTCTGCCGGCCTATGCGACCTACAGCCAGATGCTGGTGGCGCAAGAAGCGATCGAAGCGGGGCAGGCACAGCTTGCCACCTTCAACAGCCAACTGACGGCGGCGCAGAATGCGGCGACCACCTCTGTGGCCAAAGCGTCCGAAGCCTTAGTCTCGGCTGGCAATGCCAAGGGGTCGGAAGATGCGGCGGAAGTGAGCGCATCGCAGGCGGCTCAGAGCGCAATTGATGCGGCGGCGTCTGCGGCGCAGGCGGCTGGATCCGAGACCAATGCCGCGGGGTCTGAACAGGCAGCTGCAGCTTCCCAAGCGGCGGCTTTGTCGAGTGAACAAGCTGCGGCCCAAAGTGAAGTCAACGCCGCTGAAAGCGAAACCATCGCCTCGGCCGCTGCCGCCGTTGTTCAGCCGCTTGCCGAGGAAATCGAAGTGATCGCGACCAACATCGGCACCGTGCAGGACGCGGCTGGACCGCTCACCGACATCCAGACTGCCATTCTGGAAATGGCGACTGCCTTCGTCAATTCACAGACGCGGTATGTCTCCGCCGTCGCCTTCTCGTAAGGAGCCACGCCCGTGACAGTTGAACAGCAAGTGGATGCCCTGACGGCCTCGGTCGACAAACTGAAGGGGGCTGTGGTCTCGAAGAAGGCCACCCTTGATGCCTCGGTTGCCGACGCGCAGTCAGCGACCGCGCAGGCGCAGGCCGCCAAGGCGAATGCGCTTTCTGCCCGCGATCAGGCTGGGGCTTTCAAGGATGCGGCGTATAGCGCGGCGCAGTCTGCCGCCTCGGCTGTCGCCTATCAGGATCTTTCTGCGATTGCGCTTACCAAGGCTGTCACGGCCGTCGATGTGTTCATCTATGACACATCGAAAGACAGTGACGGTGGCGCCTGGCGGCATCGTTGCGCAGGCACAAGCTGGTATCGGGAGCCCTTGAATACCGCGACGCGGGGCGCGCGGCGGGAGTTTCCGGCGGTGGCGATCATCGTGGTCGAAGTCGGCGTCGTGCGCATTTATGATGCTGATGATCCTGCGATCCCGATGTGGATGGTCTTTGAGGGCGGTTACAACAACATCGTTGCCCTCGGGAGCGGGTATTTCTTCACCTCGGCCTGCGCAAAGAACGGCGTTCTCGCAGTGGGTCATGCCGATGGCGCGCGCGCTGGTCTCGATGTGGTGAGCTTCATCGCCGATGCAGGCAAGCATTATGGAACCACGGAGCACCCGCTCAATGTAGCCTATGGCAGCTCAGCCTATAAGGGAAACATCGCCCAGCGAAACGCAGCGCTTGGCAATGTCTATGTCGGCAATATCGGCCTGATCGCCAACAATACGGTGAACGACGTCGCCATGACAGTTTTGCCTGGGGCAGCCGTGGATCCGGCAACGCGCCTTCCCGCACCAACCATTGCCGTTGCCGTCGGTCGCTATGGCCTACCCGGAGGAGGTGTAAGCATTATCGATGGCCCCGCGGGCATCGGCACGGTGGTTGATATTCCGACCCATCAATCCGCGGCGGGTGGCTATGAATGCAAGACGGTCGAGTTTGGGCCGCATGGCGAACTTCTGATGAACGCGGCCTATAACGGCAGCAATGCGACGGAGAACGTGTTCGAGACCCTGCCCATCACCGATCTGCCAGAAAACAATATTCACCCGACCGCACGATCCTACGGTTTGACCACGCCAGCGCTCACGCCTGGCACTTCAGCGGCCGTGCTGTCGGCAGGTGAAGAACTTTTCATGGGCGACGGGCGTTTGGCCATTCCGCAGCGGGCCATGTACTGGAGCCATCTGGCGCTTGTTCATGAAAACAAAGCCGACAAGACAAAGGGGATGGTCGCCTACATTGGGCACGATTTCAACACGGGCTGGCAAGTGGGTGACAGCCGCCTTGCCGCCCTATGCGGCACGGACGGCACCGATCTTACTCAGGAAAACTTGGTCACAAATGGCACATTTGCAGACCTGAGTGGATGGAACACCGGTGACTGGGTGGCTACTGGCTCCGCTGTAACGGTCGATAGCGCGCTTGCTTATACCAGCATCAGCCAGCTCGGCGTCTTTAAACCGAATGCGGCGTATTTCGTATCGTTTGATTATGAGGTGACGGCCGGCGGCTTGGCCTCGCGCGCCGGCAGCGGCGGGCAGTTCGGGTTTTTCGACGTCAACGCGCCTGCCGCCGGTACATGGTCTGGGCTGGTCCGTACCATCTACAATAGCGATGGAATGCTGATGTTCACCACCAAAGGAGGCGGGATCACCGGCAGCGTCACGAATGTCATTGTGCGTGAAGTCGTCGCCGATCAGGGACCAAAGCTTCAGCATCTCGATGTGAAAGGTGCCATTGCGCGAGCACCAGTGGCTGCCGGGTCTGACTTGGTTGGCTACAGCGGGTTCTCATCGATCAACTATCTTGAACAACCCTACACCGCCCATCTCGACGTGGGATCAGGCGATCTGTGCATCACGGGCTGGGTCAATCCAGTTGGCGACAATCAGGCAATCGCGTCCTACGAAAACGCCACCGATGGCCATGGTTGGACCATCGGCCGATCCACCGGGGTGCTGCGACTTTACACCGGTCGCGGCGGTCAGAACAAAGCTTACAGTTTTGGTACTTTGGCCACGGGAAACTGGCAGTTCTTCTGCGTCTTCCGAAAAGCCGGCTACTGGTTTGGTGGCGTCAATGGCGCCGTTGCGCCTGATGGCATCATTGGTGCCTTGGACAGCTTTGCAACGGGCAACGTCCTTCGGATCGGCTGGCAGAGTCTGATTTCGGGAGGCGCTTGGTCAGGGGCAATCTCTATGGTGCGGGTTTCGACCACGGCGCCAACAGCTGACCAAATCCGCAGCATCTATGACGATGAAAAAGCGCTGTTTCAGGAAAATGCAGCCTGCGCGGCGGGCGTCTTTGAAAAGAGCGCCCTCAAAGCCCTCGCGCATGATCCAGATACTGGCCTCCTGCATATCGGCGGCAATGGCGGGCGGGCGACCTACAAGGGGCTGCGGCGCGTAGCAAAATCGACAGCGCCAGTGGCGACGTCCATTGCAGCACAGAACGAAGTGATCGTGCAGCAATAACGTGCGTCAGCGCGCAATGCCCCAGCCGGAAGACTTTCAAGTTTCCGCGCCTAGGATAAAGATATGACCCTGATGAGTACAACATCAAAGCTGGCCACTTCGGTTGACCAGCTAACCGGAGAAGCAAACGTTACCAAGGCGCAGCTCGACGCCAAGGTGGTGCTGGTCGACGCGGCGGTTGTTACGACACAGGCCGAACAGACTGCAACCGAGGCAGCCCGGGACGAGGCGGCAGCACGAGCGACTGACGCTGAAACCCATCTTGCGGCCGTGAAGGCTGGTGTGACTTATCAGGGCATCAGCGCGATCTTCGCAGAGAAAGCCGTGACCGCCGTGGACGTGTTCGTCTACGATACGAGCCTCGACAGCGACGGTGGGGCATGGCGCAAGCGGTGCCAGCACACGAGCTGGTATAATGAGCCGCTGAACACCGCAGAGCGCGGGGCTCGGCGCGAGTTCCCAGCGGTTGCCGTGATAATTGCCGTCGCGGGGGATGCCATCACCATTTATGATGCAGATGACCCAATGTTGCCTATGTGGATGGTATTCCCGCGAGGCAGTACAACGCACTGGTTTGATAGCGCACAGGATGTCACATGCGTTTCGGCCCTGAATAGCGTCGTTTGCGTCGGCAGCAAATTTGACGAAGAAAACCGGGGAGGCCTACGCGTGTTCAACTTCGCATCGGACACGGGCCAACATTTTGCTGGGACATATCAATCCTACAATTGGTATTATGCTGGTGGCATTGCACAGCGGGGTATAACTGGACGCACCTACAACGGCAGCGGTAATTTGATCGTCGATAGGCGGGTCACTGATGTCACACTGGCTGCGCTCCCTGATGCGCCCATCGACCTCACGACCGGTCTGCCAGTGCCGACAATCGCTGTTTCGACACTCGGCGGGGTGTCCATCATTAAAAATAGCGGGGCGGTCGTGAACGATCTCTACGCCAGAAGTGTTTACCGCCTCGAATTTGCGGATAGCAGCTTGGTTTGGTGCCCGACATCCAACCCAGAAAACTGGTTCATCACTGACAAGATTGGCGATGTCGAGGACGGTTGGGTCTTCTCCGAGTATTTGAGGCGGGAAGATTTGATCGGAGACGACTATCCACGCGGGCCGCAGGCAACATCAGCAAACAATCGCCACGCCTATCTTGGTGACAGCATCTTCGCAACTTCCAACACGGTAGCCCCTTCAGCTGGTGTCTTCCTGTATCAGCGAGGAAGGGCAGTATCGTTCAACAAAAACGAGGGCTTGATTGCCAAGATTACATCAACCTTCAATTCCGGATGGATGCTGGGCGACATTAGAGGCGCATTCTTATCCTCGGTCGACAGCTCACCCTTGAGTGGCGGCGATGAAATCACGACAAATGGCGAATTCGAAACCGATACGGTTTGGGTAAAAGATAGCGGATGGTCGATCGAAGGCGGCCTCGCATCTTATGATGGCGCGACGTATGGCTCGCTGTCCCAGCAAAATTCTGGGATTCAGGCCGGCAAGACATATCGAGTTACGATTTCAATTGGCACCAATGCCTCCGGGGCTGGCCAATTCTTTGTTCAACTCAAAGGCGCCCAGTCTGGCCAATATAACTTCGCATCAGGCACCAGCTATACATTTTACCTGACGGCCGGCTCGAGCGGTAACGACATCGGGATCTACTCCAATTCAACATTCCCTTTCACCATCGCAAAGATATCAGTTTTAGGAGCTGACTTGGACGTATCGCCTCGGGGCGCGATGAAGTCCGCGGGACTGCTCGTTCACGGGTCGATTATTCGAGAGCAAGTGGCATCCGGGGCGGAACTCTCTGGGTATCGAGGATTTTCCGATCTCAATTTCCTGTCGCTTGAAAACACGGACGCGTTGGATACCGGTAGCGGCGACTTTTCCTACATGGGCTGGGTCTTTAATCCCAGTATTTATGATACCTTTCTAAGCCGCAGCGATGGCGCCGGGCTTGGCTGGTATCTCCAGCGCGGCAATGGTCAATTCTGGTTCTCAAGTACCGTTGGAGGAAGCATTAACGCTGGCGCAATCCCAGACACTGGGTGGTCATTTATTTGCCTCTCACAGAACAACGGCGTTGTTTCAGGCTATGTGAACGCAGCTTTGATCGGAACAGGCCTTGGCTCGGCTAATATGTCGATTCCAAACAGCGTTTTAACCTTTGGGATCAAACGCCCTGATCTTGCGGGGGCCATTGACACAATGACTGGGAAAATGGCGCTGTGGCGGTTTTCTGCGACGGCGCCGACCCCTGAGCAATTCCGAAAAATCTACGAAGATGAACGCAAGCTGTTCCAGCCCGGTGCGCAGTGCACCCTCTACGGCACGAGCGATGCGGTCACTGCGCTGGCGTACGACCCCAAGACCAACTTGCTGCACATCGGGACTTCGGCGGGCCGCTCCACCTTCGACGGCCTGCAACGTGTGGCCAACACCGAAACCCCGGTCACGACCGCCATCTCGGCGGTCAACGGCCTGATCGCGGAGCAATGGCGACATGACCGTTAGCATTTCCAAGCCGGAGCTGAACCTGCGCGAGGAGCTTGCCGCTCTGCGCGCCAAGGTCGCTGCTGGCGTCGTGCAGGAGGCCTTCTGGTTCTCTGGCGACGGCGCGACCACCACATTCGCGCTACCGCGCGGGTGGAAACCGAAGTTCGTCTATGTCGGCGGCGCGCTGAAGCGCCCCGGCACGGGTGAGGACTACACCGTCTCATACGACGGGTTCATCTGCTCGCTGTTTTTCGCGGTGGCCCCTGCCACGGTGGACGTTGGCGTGATCTGCATGCGGGAGGTCTGATCCATGACCGTTTTCATCAAGAAGGGCGACGCACCCCTGAGTCTGCGTCAGGCGACCAAGCGTGGCATGGCCCATGTTGCGGCGGAGCTGGCACAGGCGGGCGCACGGACGGGCGATGAAGAGCTGCTGCGGGTGATCCCGCACGCTGACCTCACTCTGCGGCTCGCGACCGTTGTGCAGGCTTTGGGGCACGTTTCCTACCAAGCCTATGCGTTGGGCTGGGAAGCCGACAACCTCGTGAATGGAGAACACAACCTGTTTAACCACCAGCTGGCGGCATACAGGGCGGCACAGGCGCGTCTGGCGCGGTATAAGCTGGCGGACGGTCGCCCCGAGATCACCGAGGAACTGCAGGCGATTGACCGCCTGGGCCAGCCCGTGTTCGACGAGACAAACGGGGAGCCGATGATGGAGACTGTCGTGGTGCAGGCGGCGATCGACCCGCTCCCGGCGGAGGTCGAGCAGCCCATCTACGATGAGGTGACCGGCGAGCAGACCGGTACAGAAATGGTATCCAACCCGGAAATCGTCCGGGACGAAGCCGAGCGGGCGGACGCAAGAGCGGTTGTCGATGAAACCTCCGCGGAAGTCATTGAATTTGCGAGCTCAGAAGCAGGCTTGTCGTCATGACGTCCAGGGTCTTGAACAAAAGGTCGGCCGTGCCCGGAAAGGTGCCAACAACGGCCCAGATTAATCTCGGTGAGCTGGCGATCAATACCCGCGACGGCAAGCTATTCCTCAAACGCGATAACGGAAACGGCACATTTACGATTGTCGAGATCGGGTCGCCGCAAGCGGTCGCAGCAAGTCTCGGCCTTGGTGCCCTTGCATATGGGCAAGTTGGCGACTGGACCGTCACGGCTGATGCAAGCGGCAATCTGCGGTTCTATCACGATGGCGCAGCACGGATGCGTCTTGATCCAGACGGAAATCTGATCGTGTCCGGCGACATAACTGCATTTGGGGCACCTTGATCATGGCAGTCATGGTGTCTGGGGCTTTGTCTCTCTCGAGCATCGCTACCGAATTTGGTGGCGATGCTGAGTTGCCCTTGAGTGCTTTCTATCGCGGGGCCGGTCGTGTCCCTGCCGCGGGTGCGCCCAACCTGCGGATTCCCGCGAATGGTACAATATCGTTTTCTGCATTCCGTGGCGGCGCTCTGACGGCAGTCGTCGATTGTGAAATCATCGGTGGTGGCGGGGGCGGCGGACATGGTGTGGGGGATGGCACTGCCTCGGGAAGAGCGATTTCCGGTGGTGCCACAGCGATCACATCAGCAGGCAAACAGCTGGTTTCGGCGGCAGGTGGTTTGGGCGGCTTGAACGGTCAAGCACCACGTTCTGGAAATAACGGCGAAGGGACAGCGTACGGTCCTGGTGGCATCGGAGGAAACGTCAACGCTGCCGGGAGCTCAGCGCCAAATTCATCTTATGGCGCTGGTGGAGGCGGTGGGGGCGGTGACAACCCATCGACCTATGACTCGTCCGGTGCGGGCGGGTTTGGTGGCTCGGCTGGGACTAGGCGCGCAGGCTCAATCCAGGTGGTCTACGGTGCTGTGCTGACCATCAGCATCGGCGCTGGCGGCCCCGGTTCTAATGCCGGATATCGCGGAGGCGATGGAGCTGCGGGATATGCACGCCTGACCTGGGACGAAAAAGCCGCCAGCTTTACAGCGAGCGGCTCGGTGGTTGTCGACTAGGAGGCGTAAA